CAGAATGGCTCGGACGCAAGCTGATCGAGTTGGCCGAGATACTTCGGGCATCTGATATCAAGATGTACAACTGGTTATGGCTCGGACTATGTACGGGTATCGACGAACTGGTCTATTACATGTTCGATAAATTGAGGCACATTAAAACGCCTATCGGACAATACGATCTGATCGGCGTGGGCGTCGACTATGGACAGCAGAATGCTACAACGTTTCAGGCCGCCGGCGTAAGTGTTAAGCGCCGAATTATCGAAGGCCTCGGCGAATACTACCACAGTGGCCGCGAATCAGGCCACCAGAGAAGCCCGTCACAGTACGCTCTAGATTTCAAGGAGTTCTGCGAGAAGATCCAAGGCAGAACAGGCACGGCCGTATCGTACGTGTTTATTGATCCATCCGCTCAGGGCCTTGCCGAAGAGATTAAAAAGGTTATGCCAGGAATCCGAATCAAGAACGCGCAGAATAATGTCGCTCTTGGTATCAGCCGTGTGCAGAAGTGTATGACCTACGGGATAGCGTCGATCAGCCCGGAACAGGAACGCCTTGAGAAAGAATTCGGGCTTTATTCTTACGATAAGAAATCGATCGACAAAGGAAAAGAAACACCGATCAAGGAGAACGATCACTGCTTAGACGCATGGAGATATCTGATCATGGGTCTGTGGAAATACATTAAGAGATTCTTGCCAACTGGGGAGGATAGAGACGATGTCGATACTGAGCCAGATTAAGGCGATCATACAGGGGGTGAGGCGTATGCTTTCCGGATCACAGATTAAGAAAATCGTAGGTCAGGACGTGGCGATCACCTCGACGCTCTCCGAGAAGATTGAGACATGGCGCGATATGTATAACGGATCCGCGTCGTGGTTGTCTGATAAGGATGGGGTTATATCCATCCGAATTGAGCAGTCTATCTGTAGAGAGTTTGCCGATGTCGCACTAAACGAGATGGAAATGGTTATCTCGAACGAGCCGCTGAACGAACTGGCTAAACGCGCTACCAGGGATATGAACGAGAACCTTCAAGAGGGAATCGGGTTAGGTGCGTTCTGCATAAAGCCACTCGGACAGGGTACCAGTGTTGAATACGTGATGCAGGGCGATTTTATCCCGATCCGGTTCGACTCGTCCGGGCGTCTGATGGACGTTATTTTTATCGAGATCCGCCGGCAGGGAGATAGCGATTACTATCGCCGGTTTGAGCGTCACGCGGTAAGCGACGGGAAACTGACGGTGACCAATAACTCATACAAAGGTTCCGAGGCCGAGATCGGCAACGAGATCAGCCTTGAAGTGTTTGAGGACTGGGCGGTCCTGAAGAATCTCGAATACGACTGGGATAAACCGGACTTCGGATATTACCGGAACCCGTGCAAGAATACGATCGATCGCACGCCGAACGGAATATCGATGTTTGACTCGGCTATCCAGTTGATAAAGAAAGCCGATCAGCAGTTCGGGCGCCTTGACTGGGAATATGAATCCGCGGAGCGCTCTATCATCGCTGATGTCGACGCGATCCCGGTCGCTAATACCGAAGGGTATCGGACGAAGCCGAAAGAACGACTCGTGAAGACACTCGATATCGCGGATAACACCGGATCGGATAAGTATCACGAATTTTCGCCGACTCTCCGAGACACTGGGTATATCCAAGGCCTGAATGAGTACAAGCGAGCGATCGAAGAGAATGTAGGCCTTGCGTTTGGGGACCTCTCCAACGTGCAGGACGTCGATAAGACGGCTACTGAGGTTATCAATTCGAAGAAACGCAAATACAACCGTGTCACAGCGATTCAGGACAATCTGAAGGACTGTCTGACCGATCTAGTCGACGCTCTGGCGTTCTATAACGGACTGGCCTCGACCGGCTACGAAGTGGCGATCAATTTCCACGATTCGATTCTGACGGACGAAGAGGGCGATCGCGATCAGCTTCGCAGGGATCTCGCTTCGGGCGTGCTGAATGCCTGGGAATACCGCATGAAGGTGTATGGCGAAGACATGGAGACGGCAAAGGCGAACGTTCCGCAAGCGCCGGGCGTTCTCGGCGATGTGGTTGCGATGCCGATGCCCGGATCTGCGGCGGCTCCTGCGGCAACGGCATCGGCCGAAGTGCAAGGAAAGTCGCTAAATGGTGCACAGACGCAGAGTCTGATTGCTATTATGGGGCAGCTTTCGAGCGGAGCGCTTACAGAGGGCCAAGCAGTTAATCTCATTTCTACTGCGATCGGAATTGGTAAGGACGAGGCGCGAAAGATACTGAACGGAGAATTGTAACATGGAACCCGGACGCATTGAGATCATCCCGCAGCCGATCGGAGACGATTTCGCCGAACTGCAACAGCGGATCATGGAGGACATCGTTCGACGTATGAAGCTGAATGCCGGAGAGATTACGAGTTCAGCGGATTGGCAGATGAACCGACTCCAACAGCTCGGCGTGTCGAAGCAGACCGTTAAGGACTACATTAAGGCCGCTCTGAATCTGTCCGATAAGGAGATCGACAAGATCTATCGCGACGTGATCCAAGAGGAATACGTCCGAAACGCCGATCTGTACACGAAGACCGGGAAGAGTTTCCTACCGTTTGCCGAGAATAAAGAACTGCAAGCGGCCATCGATGCCGTGATGAAGCAGACCAAGGGCGAATTAGTGAATATCACGCGTTCGCTCGGTTTTGTCACGCAAGAGAGCGGCAAGCTTAAAGCGCTCGACCTGACCGCATACTATCAGCGGACACTCGATAGCGCCGTGAATGATATCCTGTCCGGATCGTTTGATTACAACACGGTCCTGCGGCGCGTGACGTCCGAAATGACGAACTCCGGACTGCGGTACATCGATTACGATTCCGGTTACTCGAACCGCGTTGAAGTGGCTGCCAGACGCGCGGTCATGACGGGGTTTAATCAGACCATGAGTCAGATAAATGAGAAGACCGCCAAAGATCTCGGAACGGATCACTACGAAGTCACATGGCACGCGGGAGCGAGACCGGATCACGCAGTGTGGCAGGGTAGGGTGTATAACAAAAAACAGCTTATTGAGATCTGCGGACTCGGATCAGTATCCGGACTAAAAGGTGCGAACTGTTATCACGATTACTTGCCATTTGTGAAAGGTGCATCCGTGCGAACCTACACGGACGAACAACTCGACCAGATGGCCGCTGCAGAGAACACGCCGAAGAAGTACCAGGGCAAGGAATACACAGCATACGAGGCCAAACAGAGACAGAGACAGCTCGAGACCACCATGAGAGCGCAGAAGCAACAGATTTCATTGTTGGAACTCGGCGGTGTGGCAGATGACGATCTGATCGATGCAAAATCGAAGTACCGGGTTACGTCGCAGGAATACACCGGATTTAGCCGAACGATGGGAATACCACAGCAACGGGAGAGGGTGAGAATATGAGAGACATCGAGATCAGAATCAACGACAACAAGACGTGTGAAGTAGTCACTCCTCAGCCGCTTGTCGAGGGAGAGAACCGTACAACGCAGATTAAGCTGATCGGAACTCCTACCTCATGGACTGACTTCGCGGTGATGTGTTTGCTCACGACTCCTGCGGGCGTTCTGGTTGATGCTGTACCGCTTCCTTGCGAACTGTTAAATTCGATGCTCGACGCGGCGGGAACGCTCAAGGCCGAATTCATTGCAACGCGTGTCGGAACGGATACAGAGGTAGACCGCACGAAGAATGCGGCATTGCTCCCGGTATCCGCGGCAAGAAGCCCTCTCGGAGAAATCGCTCCCGAACCGTTACCGAATTTTTTGGCGCAGATGGAAGTCGCTCGGACGGGTGCATTAGGTGCCGCAACAACGGCAACCGAAGCGGCGGCGGATGCCGGAGAGAAGGCGACACAGGCAGAAGGCGCGGCGGCTACTACGTTGCAGACCAACGCGGACGTACAGGCGGCGGAAAGCATTAGGGCGGCGAAGGCGATACAAGACGCGGCGGAAGAACAGGCGCGAGCGAGCGCGGAAGCTATCCGACAATCTACATTTTCCGCGATTAGCGCATCCCCCAAAGGCACATACGCGACTACTGCGGCACTGGCGGCGGCGCTTCCGACCGGTAACGCTAACATCTATGTTGTCACCGCTGACGGAGGTTGGTATTTTTGGAACGGAACAACGTGGACGAAAGGCGGTACGTATCAGGCGACGGGTCTTCCTGTTGACGTGGCGCGGGAATTGTTTAACACGTCGACCGCGGTTTATTCCGTAACAAAGCCGTCTGGCGCGGGCGTAACATATCCTTTGCCAGTCCCGTCAGGATCAAAGATTAAGATATCGCTGACGGGAGTCAATCCGGCTGATCACGTAAATGTTATCGTTTTTAATGACAGTCTAACCACTAACATCGGCATTCCGATTTCTGGAACGACATTAAATAAATCCGTCGAATATACATGCACCCAGAACGTCGGGGGTTTCAGGGTCACAGACAACGCGAATTCGTCCGTTGTTTTGTCGGTGGAAAAACTGCACACGCTGAACAACGTTCGCGCGGCGGTCGATTCCGCTCTTGCAGAATTCACGGTGAACTATCAGGACAGATATTATCCGACCGGAATATGCGACGCAACGGACAGACTTTCCAACAAAGAACTATATAGGTACGCAAATGGGTTGAAGATTAAGAAAAACACGACGGAGAATGTCATTGTGAATCTGCACGTAGGCGGAGACGTTTCGGCGCATGATGGAGCGCTAGTCATCTACGACGGATATGCCTATGCTCTATATTGCGTTAACCGCGTATCGTTGGTTGACAATGCGAGCAACGATAACAGTTTCGTCCGTCTTCACAAATTTCCACTGTCAGATCCTTCGAGCGTCACCGAATATATCGTCGCGAAAAAGACAGACACTTTCGGCGCGCACACAATCACGGGCGGGTGTGGATCTCCAAATCTAATCCAAGACAAGACGGACGCGAGCATATTGCACGCGGTTTTTGTCGCCAAGGTAGACGGAAAATACGCAGAAGTGACAGCGCAGTTTAACACAACAACGTCAACGCTAAGCGGATACGCGATTGTACAGGCTACAAACGGCGTTTCTATCGGCGACTTAGATGTAACGACGCTCAATGCGCTTCTGGGATCTACGCTTACCCCGTCCATTTATAACTATATGCAAGCCAACTCGTCGGTCGCGTACTACAACGGTCTGTATTATGTTGGTCTGGTCTACGGGCGCAACGCAACGAGCAAAGCGGTTGTGTTTAGTACAGCGGATTTTCTGACATGGACAATCGTAGTGGATTGCACCGACCTCAAGATTCCTGCCCTGTGCGAGTGCGCATGCTACGTTGATTCCTCCGGTATTTTGTATGTGGCAATTCGTCCCGAAAATGCGTCCTCGACGGGTTCGGTTAGTGGATCGTGCGGAGCGTTCGCAAAATACAGTCTGTCAACGCATGCGTTCGTTGACAAAAAAACATTCCCCAACTGCTCGACACGTCCAAGTTTTTTTGAAAAAGGCGGCGAATTATATCTAACCACAAGCGCATATGATCGGGAGCATTTTGAAATTATCAAGATCAACAAAACCAACATTGGCGCGTCCGTCTGTATCGCACAGACTAACGCAGTTATTCCGTATCCGTCCGTATTTCTGGTCGGCACGACGGTCTATTGCCTTTACACCGCGTCAAACGGCATGCAGATCATAACGCTTACGCTTGACGCAGTCACACAAGCCAGTGTAGACACGGCGATGCAAACGCTATTCGGAATCTAATCTGACATAAAGGAGCCAGTATGGAAGTAGAGTGCGAACAGTCGCATTCTACATAAAATAGCACAACAATATTCCAGAACGCCGGATTTGCGGCAAAAAGGAGGAATGCCTTTGGAGTGAGGAAAGCCCGGAGCGCTGATCGGATAGAGCGCGGGGTAGATCACAGATCCGGATACTTAAAGCTTTGAATATCTAATTGCGCGTATCCATTTCGGTGGACGGTGGAGAGTTCCCACGGCTTGACGCAGCCACAGCGTTAGCGCCCTTGCGAGGGCGCTATTTCATGTTCAGAAACAGGTCAGGCCTGCAACTGGGCACACGGAACGCGACCGTTATCGCGGAATTCGCCGACGGGCAATAAACGGGAGGAAATACCATGCACAAGATCAATTTACAGCTCTTCGCCGATCCTGGCACCGGTGCCGCGAATTCGGGTACCGGAACAAGTGACGCAGGAACTACTGGTGACGGCGCCCAGAACAACGCAGCCGGAACAGCTGACGGCCAGACAGCCGGAAAGACTTACACACCTGAGGAAATCGACAAGCTGGTCGAAGAGAAGGCCTCCAAGAAGGCTGACGCGATCCGGATATCGATGTATCAGCAGGAAGGCATGACCGAAGCCGATGCCAAGGCGGCGCTCAATGACTGGAAAGCGAAGAAAGCATCCGAGGCCGAAAAAGCTAAGGGAGACCTGACGAAGCAACAGCAGAGAGCGGACGAAGCAGAGCGGAAACTGGCCGAGCGAGAGAATCAGATCTTTGCGGATCTGGTCGAAGCGAAGTCCGAAGCTCTGGCCGTATCACTTGGTATCGATCCCGCGAAACTGGCTTACATCCGGCTCGATTTTTCCAAGGTCGGCAAGACCGACACGGGGAAACCAAAGGCCGAGGATATCAAGGCAGTGCTCGAGGGTGCTCTCAAGGTGATGCCGGAACTCAAGCGAAGCACCGAACCTATTCAAACAGGCGTTGCCCCGACGAACGGTGGCAAGCCTATCGGAGGAGCAGAAGAGGACGCGCTGAGACGCGCCTTTGGACTGCCCCCGAAGAAATAAGAAGGAGAAATAAACATGGCTAACTCTATTGCCCTTGCCAAGAAGTATTCGCCCATGCTCGACGAGGTCTACAAAAATCTGGCGCTCTCGTCCGCTCTCGACTCGACATCCACACTCACCCGCGAAGGCGCGAACGCGAACGAGATTATCGTTCCGAAGCTGGCTCTTCAGGGCCTTGCGACATACGCCCGAGCTACCGGATACGTCTCCGGAGATGCGACGCTGACATGGGAAACTCTTGCGTTCAATTATGAGCGCGGCAGAATGTTCTCCATCGATCGCATGGATAACGATGAGTCCCTTGACGTAGCGTTCGGAATGCTCGCAAGCGAGTTCATGCGCACCCGCGTGATCCCCGAGGTTGACGCTTTCCGTTTCGCGGCTTATGCCACACTGGCAGGAACAAAGCCCGCCGGCGCAACTCTCGACACAGGCGACAAGGTTATTGCAGCCCTTCGTTTGGCCGATACCACGATGGACGAAGCAGAGGTTCCGGCAGAAGGCCGCATCCTGTACATCACTCCTACTCTCAAGGGTCTTGTCGAGGATCTCGCTACAACCGCATCGCGAGAAGTGTTGGCAAAGTTCTCCAAGATTATCGCCGTGCCTCAGTCGCGCTTCTACAGCGTTGTAGATCTGTATGATGGCACAACCGGCGGAGAAGAGGACGGCGGCTACATTAAGGACGCAGCGACCGGCAAGGATATCAACTTCCTCGCCATTCATCCGACGGCAGTCCTTCAGTTCACGAAGAACGCTCTTCCCAAGATTATCGATCCCGACCAGAACCAGGCTGCTGACGCTTGGAAGTTCGGTTATCGTATCTATGGCCTCGCTGACGCTTTCGAGAACAAGACGAAGGGCATCTATGTCCACAAGAAATCCTGATGAGGTGTTGGAATGATTGACGGCAGATTACTCGATTGTGCCTCAATGGCCGAGATCGAGGAGAACCTGAACCGCATGATGGCCATGATCGATGCCAAGATGTCAGCGCTCAAGATCCAGTGGAACACGCCGATTAACGCTGCTACAGCGTCCGGCACGCTCACACTGGACACGAACCCGACAGCAAACAACACGATGACCATCGGCACGACGGTTTATACCTTCAAAGCCGCGGCCGCTGTGGCCGGAGACATTGCGATCGGCGTCGACTTGGCCGCTACAAAAACGAACGTAATCGCGGCGATCAAGGGAACGGACGGACTGAACACGGCCCACGCGGTTGTTACGTGTGGAACATTTGCGGGCAACGTCCTGACGATCACGGCGAAGGCCGTTGGAGCCGCCGGGAACGTACCCACGTCGGAGACGTTCACAGCGATCACTAATGTATTCGGTGCCGCTACTCTTGATGGTGGCCTCAACGGTACGGTTGGCACTGAAGGACAGATCATGACCGACGAGAATTACATCTACGTGTGCACGGCTGATAACACGGCCGCAGATGCGAACTGGAAGAAGGCCGCGCTCACCTAAGGAGGCTTTATATGGCAATCGTTGATTCTACCTATTACATCGGTTCGTTTCGGTCTGGATCCACGGCTGTCATCGGTGCCTCTGAGTTCAATTTCTATGGGAAGAAGGCAGAGAGGGAGCTTGATCGGCAGACGTTCGGTCGGCTCTCCTCTGCTATCGTCTCGGACACGATCAAGGACTGTATCTGCGAGATTGCGGAGTACCTGTATCAGTGCGAGCAAGCGTTTAGCTCCGCTCATGGCGGCGTGCTGACTTCGTACTCCAACGATGGCGATTCGGGTTCGATTGATAAGTCGATGTTCTCGGAGGCTAACAGTCCGAAGAAGATCCGCAGAATTGTCCGGTCGTATCTGTCCGGGTCGGATCTCCTACAAGGGGGCGTGGATCTATGGCGGGGTTAAATCCGAACTACGACAATACGATCACGCTTTTTAACTGCCTCAAAGGCGCGGATAACCCGGACGGAACATCGGACGTATGGTATCGAACCGTGTTGCCTGAGTGCTTTTTTAAGGCACAGCAGACAGCGGTAACGACCGGAACGTCCGCTCAGATGTCCGCGGTTTACGTCGCTCGGATTGCCGCATCGACAAGATACCGACCTTACGCTGAATGGGTTAAGATCCCGGCGGCGTCCAGAGGTCAGTATTTCACCGGGAACATCGGCGACGTGATCATTCTCGGCGAGTCTTCGGAGACGATCAGCAATGCAAGCCCGAACACGGCGACGCAGGTGATCACCCGAAACAAGCCGAACGCGTTCAAGGTTACGGCATTCTCGGACAATGGCGGCGCGATGCAGAGGCATTACCGATTCGGAGGCTGAGAGATGGGACAGAAGATCCGCTTTCAGTTAAACAAGACGCCCGAACAGATCCAGAAGGAAACACTCGGAGGCGATCAGGCACAGTTATTTATGGCGAACGAAGCACGTCGACTGATGGCACCGTACGTCCCGGAACTAAACAGCATGATGGTTAAAGATGTCCGGACGGATGTCGAGGACGGTAAAGGCTACGTGCATTACCTATCACCATATTCGCGGTACCAGTACCACGGAAAGCTGATGGTATCCAGTAAGACCGGGTCCGCTTGGTCGCATGGAGAAAAGAAGGTCATAACGACCGTTGATCTCGTGTACTCAAAGCCGATGGCTACAAGCTACTGGGACAAGGCCGCGAAGACTGCCCGGGGGAAGGATCTCGAGAAAGCCATGCAAGACTACGTCAAAACGAAGGGAGGCTGATCTATGAGCAAACATGACGCTATGGTGAGTTACCTACAACCGCACGCGATGGAGATCATCGGGAACGCGCTCGGAGTGAACTACACCGTCGATACATCCGGATCGGTCAGCTTCGTCACGACGTACGGCGAGAAGTGGATCAAGAAGTATCTACGAAATTCAGGCAGAAAAGCCTACGGATTCGCGCTGATCCTCTCACTCGACTACTCGCAGAACACCGACGATCTGAATATCACGTCACTTAACCTGGCACAGGCATTCGGGGACTGGATCGACGCACAACACAAGGCGAAGAACTATCCGGACTTCGGAGCAAAGTGCAAGGTATCCAAGATCGAATCACTACAGAATATGCCGAATTTGGCGGGAGTCAACGAGGCCGGCACGGTAGCAAAGTATATGCTCCAGTGTCAAGTCACTTTTTATGAGGAGG